GTGCAAAAGTATATTTTGTAATATCATAACTCAAATTTCCTGCTACAAACAATTGTCTCATCCAACATTTCTCAGTATCGCATACACCTGAAAATCTCTTGCGGAGTGATTCCCATATTTTAGTTGGGTCTGTGTATATTATTTTATCATCTGCGTGTCGTGCATTCCATAAATGTTTAAATTTTTCTAGATGTTCACTAGTATAACACGTATAATCTTTTTTTTTTTCTGGATTAGCAGGACTGCAAGTTGCTTTAATGGTACGTTTTGAATTGTTATTCCGTTTTCTTTTTTTTATCGTTGACATAATATATGTATTATATCTATTATTTTACAAAGTTAAAAACAATACTATGTAAAATAATTAATGAGCGATTTTAAAACAAACAAAAATAAAGCATTATTATGGAACTTAATGATGGAAACGAATGTTTTTGCTGGTGTTCCTGAAGAAAATTACGAAAAAGTTAAATATTTATTTGAAACAGAAATAGATACTGTATCTAAAAATACTAAACTAAATGACTTAACTGAAATGAACAAATATGTACTTCTAGAAGTAACCAAAAAGTTAAATCCTTTACGTATCAAAGAAAAATCTATATCTGAAACTGCTGTTATTACAAATGCAGTTATTACAAACGCAGATATAAAAGAAAAAAGATATAATGAATTCGTTGAAACGTTAACTGACAAACAAAAAGATTTCTCAGATTTGATTACAATACATAAACCAAATGAGATTGATTTTGCAGATAGTCAGGACACACCTTTTGAAGGAAATATTGATGATGTGTTAGAAAAAATGATGAAGCAACGTGAAAGTGATATTAAATGTGTGATGTCTAAACATACTCCAGAAGTTGCAAATAAATGGATAAATAATGAAATAAAACCACCGTCATTAATTATAAAAGAAACCGTTGATACGCCTGAAAAAGAAACCGTTGATACGCCTGAAAAAGAAACCCAACCGTCATTAATTATAAAAGAGACTGTTGATACATCTGAAAAAGAAAAACATACGGTTAGGTTTGTAGATACTAATTACACATATAATAATAATGAAACAGATTTACTAGAGTTTTTAAGCAAATCTACGGTTAATCCTATCAATTTATTACGCGATATGAAACAAATGCATATGGATTGTTTGGAAAAAATAGAATTGTGTATAAAACAACTTGAAACAGATAATTGAGATTACTTATAATCTCTGGAATTCGAATCCTTTGTCTGTTTTTATTAATTTTCCAATCTGTATAGGTCTTCCAATCATATAACTGTCCCAGTCATATATATCACCTGTTCTTTTCACTATTGCGTATTTAATACCTTGTATTTTAACTTCTTCTGCATCTAATTCAACCATTTTCTTATTTTGCTCTGCAACACTATCAAACTCTTCATTCGTATACGAACCAGAATATGCAAATTCATCTGGAGTTACCGTTCCAAATGAAAAACATTTTAATTTCTCTGAGCTCTGTGCCGAATGCAAAGAGCAATCTATAGCAGCCTCTTTAACAGATTCAAGTATTTTATCTGTAACTTCTTCCTTAAGAGTTGCAATCTCCCATAAAGCTTGGTCGCTTGTAAATGGTGTAGTTCCATCCCGTTTACTAGTATCTTTTAACCGTAATTCTATAGTGGCATCACTCGCCAATTGTTTCTCTGAAAATTGCATTAGATATAAAAAGACATCTACCGTTCTAAGTTCTTCTGGAAGATCTTGATGACTACATATGCGTCTAGCACGTCCTACTACTTGTTGGATTCTCACAGGATGCCAATACGGTTCCATTATATGGACGTACCTTGTATTTTTAAGAGAAATACCTTCAGCTCCAGAAGCAGTAATCATAAATATCTTAATCACTTCTCCGAATAAATTATTGCTAGATATTGATAATATATCGATCTCTAACGTTTGAGGAATGTATTTCCAATCACCGTTAAAAACATTTCTAACTATTTCTTTTTGTTCTGCGCTCTCCGTCCCAGTATAGAGCGCAAACATCGGTTTCCCTCTATCTGACATAGGCACATCTAATTTCCAACCAGCAGGAGTATTTACAATTTTAAATTCAGTATAGCCATTCGCTTCTAATACAATTTTAAAAATACCTATTCCTTCTAATGTTCTAAATTGACTATATACAAGATGCAGACCTTTGTGATTAGGATTATCGATATTATCTAATATTGCTTGGAATTTTGGACTATATGTACCTAATGCATCCCCTGTTAAAAACTCTTCTTTATTTTCAGATAATAAATTAAGAGCGGATTTGATTCTTTCATCATAATCTTTGTCGATAATATCATTATCTTGGTCTTCTAATTCATCCGCTTCATATTTTCCGTCTACATTTTCTAATTTAGAACCGGTATCTAATATATCTTCATCTACTACAACATCCATTTCACTTCCTAGTTTTTCAGGCATCGGTCTTGTGATGCTAGGTTTTGGAAATACAAAGTTGCAAAATGCGCGCGAAAATATGCGATAAGTGGATACAGTATCTTCATAAACATCCGCATTTCCACCTTTCTTTTTTTTTCGTGCATTATTGGTTTCTATTTTTCGCTCCTGCACACGTGCTTCTTCGTATACCCCAAATTGAAAATCACTCATATCTATATCTACAATATAAAAATTGGAACTTTTTGTATACCTAGGCATAAGTCCTTCTTGTGCACTACGAAAGTAAGAGGTCAATCCTAAAACACGACGTTTGAACATATTCATATTTTGAACATCGTTGTCTGAATTTATAAAATATCCTTTGAAATCATCTAGCTTATCTGGGAGAGCTTTATATAATTCTACATTTGTATTGATAATTTTAATTTTATTAGATGCAAGCAATCGCGTTAAATGACCGATAAATGCTGAATCATTCATTTCACCTCTCTCGCCTAATCTTACTCCTTCGTACTTTCCTTTGGTAGTTTTGTTTACAAAACCGTATGGATTTCTAGTTATAGATAATGTAGTAGTACTCGAGTTATAATCTATATAATCTGTAACATTACCTCCTAACACGGTACTCTTAAAAAGCTCTTCAAATGTCTTTTTATTGACTTTCCTTTCTGAATTTATAGTCAATTTAAA